TGATTCAAGTCTATACTTTACTACTTTATGCGCCATCTGTTTTATCCTCTAGCTGTGGAGTATTAGTCAAAGATGTCCTGTCCATAATATCAAAACCACGACTGTTTGCAAAGTCTGTTGGGCAGTGCGCCCACTTTTCTGCACAAGCCTCTAACCACTGCACTGTGTGGTGATGCTCTGGTGCTTTGCCTTGTTTAATAATTTCGTTTTCCCATTGCAAATATGAGAAGACTTCTGCCTGTGCTTGCGCTGCATTGATGCCTAGATCAAAAATGTAGATAAGATTGCCCTCATCTATCTGACCATTACGACTCCTAGCTGCGTTCAATGCTTGCTTCATACAGGTCATAATATGGTACTTAACTTCTTCTAACTCGTAGTCTTCTTCGGTAAGCTCGTCCTTACCGATCTTCTTCATCAGGTTGTCATACTGATTGGTAAAAAAGTTTAACTTTCTTACCGCACCTTCTACATAGCCACGAGAGCTTGCCGCCTGTGCTTGTTTTTCGTTTATCTTCACCTCAAGCATCTCACGCTCAAGATCGTCTGTTTCAGTCTCAAGCTTACGCTCTAGCTTTTTGAGCTTTACTTCTTCTTTCTTCATCTTAAAGTAGCCCTCTTGCAAGGCTGCCTTAGTTTTCTCAATCTCAGCCAAGCTATGCTTGATAGAGCGAATAGGAGTAATAGCCGTGACATCGAGCGTCACGCTCATCATCTGGGAATGTGATTTGTAAAAGTTACTAGATGCCTGTGCGATTGCAGGAGCTTTCTCCTGTATATTTGCCAACATAGATTTGTATTCAGGCTTCGCTTGTGGAAGCTGAATGTTTATGTCAGGCGTAGTAAGTGCTACTTCTTGTGTTGTATCTTTGGGCATTATGACGGCTTCGTTGGCATGGTATGAGTATGAGGCCATCCTGATGCAGTTGGCAAGTCTCTCAATGCTTTACGATACGTTACCCACTCAGCTTTCTTTTCTGTGCTCAGTGCAGTATCAGCCATTTGTGTCCAATCAGATTCATCAAGAAGTGCTGTTCTCGTGTTTCTTGCGCTTTCGGCTGCTTTGGCATCAACACTAGCACGATAAGCTGCGGTTTGTGCGTCAACTGTTTGCACTTTACCATCATCGTCTGTGTACTCAGTAAACACTGGCCCCACAGAATTGACCGTCATCCAGTTGCCGTTAGAATCTTGCTCCACACCAGAGCGAAAACTAAACTCATATGGCGGTGTTATATCGGCTTGAGCACTTTCCATTACAGGATCTGCACCGAGACCGTCTAATCTTTCTTTTGTAAGCGTTGGTTCCAAAGTAGGTCGAGTCTTCTTATGCATGGTTCGGAAAGTTATTTCTGTCACCACTTCACCTGTTTCTCTTATTCGTATAAATCCCATGATTTAAATCCTTTATGTTGCAATTGCGTAGAAAATGTAACTTTCGTCACTTGGACCTTTATTTAAATCAGTGGTTGAATTTTGAACTACATTAAAACCACTACTATATGTGTCAATACTGTCTGCATAAGCTTCAGCATCTGTAGAATTTAATTTTAAATGACTATCATTTCCTGCTACTATTCCTCTTACTGTATCAAAAACATACCAACTTCCACTTTGTATACTTTTTATTAAAATAAACTTAGCACCACTTGAAAATCCGCAGTCTATGTTTTGATTTGATCCGTTTCCGTCATAGCTTCCCACCTTGGATACACCTGCTACGGTAGCGAAAAGGTAGGCTATGAAATCACCACCAGACCCATTTACAGAAGCTGCTGTGCCTATAGTAAACACACTCGAAGTAGGCGCAGTATCATTCCACCTATTAGAATTGTCTGATCTAGCGCCTGAACTATCAATTTGCATGTAATAATCCTGTGGGGCTGATGCGTCCATTCCTTGATGATAAACCTGCCAAGATTGTGTTATATTTCTTTGCTTGACCCAAATCATTTCAGGTGCAACACCAAGGTTATGGCTTACAGTACGTCCTGCATTTCCATCCCCTGTGTAAGCAACCACATCGAGATATGAGGGTGCACGTTTCCACATCCATTGATAAGAATTAACACTTGTTCCAGTGTTTGTTCCAATACCTGTCATTAAGTCTTGGTTATAGTATGTACCTGCATTAGCGCTTTCTGCCGCACCAGAGTTTGTGTTTAGCTCTTTGGCATCTCCACGAATCCTATCAAACAAATTCCAATCACCTGAACTACTAGCGACATTTTTAAAAATACTTAAATCAACAGGAAAACCCGAGGTAAAGGTAGGCGGACCTCCGCCTGCCGTATCTATAGCAAACACATTAGTCGCACTGGTAGGCTGCGCAAGTGGGCCACGTCTGATTGCCATGTAAATATAGTCAGAGCCAGAAGCATTTATCCTTGCGTTAGAATTTATGACATTAAATCCATTAGCATCAAAATCAATATCGTTGTTTGCAACCTCTGCATCACTTGTATTTGGCTCCAGAAGATTTGTTGTCCCACCTGTTGCCACACCACGCATAGCATCAAAGATTTTCCAATCTCCAGTGTCGTTATTTGCCCTTTTTATCATTACCCACTGAGGTTCAAATCCTAAATCAATACTAGGGCCACTATTAGAACCATTCCCAGTATAACTCCCACACTTAATAATATCAGCATCTTGATCTGGCCCAAACCCACCATCATTATTGTTGTGTGCGAATATATAAGCCACATAGTCTCTTCCTGTGCTATTGAGAGCTGTATCACCTATTGTAAAAGAAGAAGAAGAACTCAAATTACTTATGTAACTAGAACTAAAAAAAGAACCAGTGGTAAAATATGCAACTTTTCCTGATTGACTTCGATGAGCTATAAACCAATTAGTACCACCACCAACAATGTCTTTTACGATAACCATACCTGCTTGACAGCCAAGATTATGTGATATGGTTCTTGGCGCTGTATCGTCACCGCTCCAAGTTTGTATATCAAAAAACTTAGCGGCTTTGCGAAATGTCCAAGAAACCATATCTCTTGTATTTTCATTCCAACGTGAGGCTGCAGTGCTAAATCCATAACCATTGTTGTTTGCAACAAAACTTATATTATTGTTAAAAGCTTGTTGGGTAGTATTTGATTTTAATTCTTTTAAGTAGTTTGAGTCTGAACTTACGAGTTCATGGTCAGCCACCTCACTACGCATTTTTGTCCATACTAAACCTCCATTGTCAGCTAAATTTATACCATTAACAAAGGTTCGGGCTGAAGAACTTCCATTCCCAGTATACAAAAACGTGGAAAAAACATCAGTAACATCAGTAGTCACATTGCCAACTGTAGGCCATTTGTTTTTCTTCTGTAGCTCCATAACTTCATCTAAAGACCACACCCCTGGAGCAGAGGTTGTCTCTAGGTTGTTAGCAGGCTCAACAGCCGTGGTTCTAATTATATTTGCCTCATATCGTTTATCAGACATTATGAAAGCCCTCCGTGACTATCGGAGCAAGCTGCACCGTTATATGTTTGTGCTGATAAATCACCCCAATCTGCAACTGTTCCACTTGTTGATAATTCAAAATAATCTACAGTTAAACTGTAAGCAGATCCAGTGTGTCCCCCCATTGACAAACCACGAGAGGTGTTTGACGCTTGCCCATGACTTCTACGCGGAGTTGACAGATCTCCGTAATCTGATGCATTTCCTGTAGAGGCAATAGTAATATACTGGATTGTATCTAAAACAGTACTGCTTGCATTTCTTCCACCTGTAAAATATCCGTAAGTTCCACTCGTAATAGAACCACCCTGAAGGTAAAGAAGAGCATCAAGAAGATCACCAAAGTCGGTAGCGTTTCCTGTGGAAGCTATGGTAACATAATCAATTACATTTACATTCCCACTTAAAGCATTACCACCTGCAAAACAGGCTCTAGTGCTAGAACTTGTTGCTCCCCCTCCATAAGTAGAAACAGTTCGATCTCCAAAATCAGTAGCATTCCCTGTAGAGGCTATCGTTATGTACTCCAAAACATTTACATAAGCATTAGCATAACCAAGATTATAAATTGCTCTAGTTGAATTAGATGTTCCATATGTGTAATTACTTGCGGCGCTTGTATTTCCAAAATCAGTAGCATTCCCCGCTGATGCTATTGTTATATAATCAATCACATTAACACGACCACTACTAGTATAACCGCCAATAAACAGACCCCTTGTTGAAGAACTTGCGGAAGTAAATGAATTTCTTGCTACACTTAAATCTCCAAAATCAGAAAGACTTCCCAAAGTTGGTAAAGACAAAGTGCTTATGGTATCACTGTATGTCGCGGAACCATCGTTTCCATGTCCTAATATTACAGTGCCTGGGTCAATCTTAATAGGCCAATCTGAAACATTCTGCATCTGAACTGTGAGCGACCATACACCTTGATAATTTGGCATTATTGAAGTCCTCCGTGTGCAGATGAAGCTGAACCATAGCTCTCGCCTCCATTGGAAAATGACCCAAAATCTGTTGAGTTACCTGCTGAAGCAATTGTGATGTAATCCATATTGTATAAATAACCATTAGCACCTGCTACTACACCCCTTGTTGATGATGCAACACCTGCACGCCAACCTCCGTTTATATCTTGATCGCCAAAATCCGTAGCGTTACCTGTTGAAGCAATAGTGATATAATCCATTGTATTTACATATGAACCCCCACCAAGGCCACCTATTGTAACACTTCTAGTAGAATTTGCGGTAGATGCAGTTGCGTATCTTGAAACTGTTAAATCGCCAAAGTCAGTAGCATTCCCTGTTGAGGCTATTGTGATATATTCAATTTTATTTGTTTCTGAGGAATTAGATAATCCAGTGTAAATACCTCTTGTTGGGGAAGATGAACCAGACCCTCTTGCTGAATCCGTTGAAGTGAAGTCTCCAAAGTCAGACGAGTTTCCTGTTGAAGCAATAGTGACATATTCCAAAGTATTTACTGCGCCTGAGCCAGTTAAGCCTAAACCATGAACCGCTCTTGTGCTACTAGAACAAGCCTCTCCAAGTTGGCAAATAACTGAAAGATCACCAAAATCAGTTGTATTTCCCAACGAGAATATTGTAGAATACTCTATTATATTTTGTAAAGCGGATGTTTTACCACTAAACCATACGGCTCTGGTTGAAGAACTTGCTCCTGCAAGCCATTTCCTTGCAAGAGATAAGTCACCAAAATCAGAAGAATTTCCTGTTGTTGAAATGTCAATATATTCAATTTGAGCTTTAAATGCCGATGTATAGCCACCTGCAAAAAGCCCTCTAGGCGGCGCAGTGGGCGTAACACTCCCACTTGCATCACTAGGCGCAGAATAACCAAAAGCATTAATCGCCCAGACGTTAAATGTGTAGCTTGTGCCGTTAGATAAACCAGTGACATTAATCGGAGAAGAAGTGCCAGAAGCACCTATGCCCGTATTTGATTGCGCACGATACCCAGTTATGGCAGAACCACCTACATCAGTCGGCGCGGTAAATGCAACGCTAACCGAAGCATCCCCTGCCGTACCACTAACATCTGTAGGGCTATCTGGTGCATTTAGCCCGTCTTGACCTATAAAGCCGCCTCTACCTCTAGCCATGTGCGACTCCTATTAGTCGGTGATTTGCTCGTAACTTACAATTACTTCTAAATCGCTTGCTGTACCCGCAGTTGCAGTTATTGAAGTATTTTCTTCAAGGTATATTGCGGTGCTCTTGTCCAACACAATCAACGATGCATCAGCAGGAACAGATACGGTTGAAACGAGCGAGTATGCTGTGCCCCCGCCTGATGCTGCGCTATGCACATCGATGGTTATATCACAAGCATTCGTGCCGTCTACGTTTGCAACTTGAATCATGTTAACCTTTAAAACATTATCACTAGCTGATGCGTTGCTTAGAAGTGTAGTCTGTGATGTTGAACTCAATGCAACCACTGCGGTTTTTCCTAGTATCGAGCTTACGTTTACAATGTTCGGTGCTGCCATCGGTTAGCCTCCTTTATCCAAACACAATAGCCATTGCGATGGCCTTACCTGTTCCAATTCCGGCACTACCAAAACTAATAGTGCCACTGCCATTTGTAACCAACGCTTGCCCATTTGTTCCATCTGAGGTGGGAAGGGTAAGAGCCGTTACAAAACTTTGTAGGTTTGCGTCATAAGCCAAAACGTTTGACCCAATCGCAACTCCTAAATTTGTTCTTGCTGTTGATGCGCTTCCAAGATCTGACAAGTTGTTTGCAGACAATAAAGCACCTGTGACGGGCACAGTAGCAAATGTAGATGTAAGATCTACCACCGCTGCGCCAGATCCTGCACCATCTGCGTATATGATTGCAGACTTGCCGTTTGATACGCTTACATTTCCACCAGACCCTTGCGAGAATGTAGCTGTCTGACCTGAGTTATTCTTTACAAGATACAATCTTTTTGTATCATTCGGGCTAATTGTAATTGTATTTGTGCCTGAGGGTGAGCCGCCTAACACAAGAACATGATATTGACCGTCTGATGTAGAGCCATCTGAAGTAGTCAATGTGTGTGTTGTTCCTGATAATGTTACATCTCCAACACCCACCGCCAAGCGGTCAATAATATCAAAGTTAGTATTGGTTGACGTGCCCCATGTTCCAGATTCATCACCTGTTGCAATCTTTTTAATTCCGCCATTTGTTGTATAGGTTGCCATTTTTTTCTACCTTTACGCTGCTATTTCTGTCCAAGTTGTGTTTGGATTTGGCTGTTCCTCCGTCCATGAACTACCTGGATTTGGAGATATGCCTGTCCAACTTGTGCCTGGAGCAGGGACTATATTTCCGTAAACTAACACAGATCCTACAGTTGCGCTAGTGCTTAAACCTGTAACAGTTACAGAGGATGGTGCAATGATTGCTACACTACCAACTTGACCTATTGCATTTATGTTTCCTGCAAACGCGGGAACTATTTGATATGTTTTAAGCGTAACCGTTCCAACAGATGCAGTTGCAGCAATACCTGTGACAGCTATATTTGACGCATCTCCTGAAACAGTCGCTCCTGATAACTCACCTGTCGTTTCAATACCTGTCGGCGTAACATCGACACCAACACCTTCAGTGATTGTAACCGAACCAACTCTACCTTCGGCAGCAAGACCAGTGGGTGGAATATTAACATCAATGACTATGCTCGTGCCAGATCCAAGTTCAGATGATGCAGATACACCTGTCACGTTTACATTAACACCACCACCTTGAACAACGATAGGAGTGCCAACAAATCCTTGACCTTGTGATCCTGTAACTGAAACATTCTGTTCTGTAACAAGGCTTACATCACCAACTGATCCCGTGGCAGCTAATCCACCAAGAGAAACACTATTATTAATTTGTACAGTGACACTACCAATACCTGCTGTAGCGGCTAAACCCGTGACTGATACAGATATGTCTTCTCGAACAACAGCAGTTCCAACCTGAGCCTGCATGGCTGAAAGAGTAGACTTTTCACCACCCCAAGCGGTTGTTCCAAAACCCTCTTCACCCCAACCTGTTAATTGGTGACCTGCTCTTGCAAAGGTTGTCATAAGAGTGCTTACTGACCCCAAGGCACTCGTAGCAGATAAACCTGTGACTGAAACAGTAACAGGAATTACTTCAGCATCATCAGATATTGGCGCAGATGATAGTGGACCAAAACCTAACATCTAACGTTTCTCACGGTTTAGTAGGCCACGTTACATCAGACGGAAAGCCAGATTGCTGTGGAATATCACGTAACGCTTTTCTATAATCAGTTTGCGCTTGTGTCATCGTTTGATCCGATACACCCCACCAATCTGTTTCTGCAAGTAAACGATCTCTTTCCCATCGCACATCTATTGCTTTTATTCTTTCCAATTCGGCAGGGTCTATGTACTGAGCTTCTTCCTCTGTCTGTGTTCGTTCTGGTTCTTCACTCATTTTAAAATCTCTCAAAAAATCCCATAAAGTTTATATTCACCAGATTCAAAATTTCCTGTGCTTGGATAAAGATAAAAACCATACAGGTTGGAGTAACTTAAAAAGTTAGTAAATCCTTGATGAGTAATTGGATCAGTAGCTGTATTAATATACCCACCGATTGATCTGATTATAGGATGCTGATCTGAGCCATATTCATCGTGCCTATGGTGAAAGAATATAGAGCCTGACCAACCTGATTCACCCGTAGCTCCACCACAATTTGAGTATCTAGATAAATAATGTACGGAAGTAGTTGTTCTATTTGCATAATCTGTGCTGCTTGAGGCTTCTAAGTATTGTCCCTGATAAAGACTGGAAGTAACAACACTGCCAGAGGAATTATAGACTCTAAGGTAAATTCGAGCATCACTAACGGGAGTTAGTCGATCAAGCTCAAGCTCAAACTTTGAGTAATTAGTGCTTGAGAGCCATCCGTGTGCAAAAAAGTCTTGATATACTGAGCTGTCACCGCTACTTACAGTTCCTTCATAAAGCAATTGTTTCGGAGAAACTTCATAATTGGTTGTTGTAACAAATATTACAGCATTACCGCTTAGATCAAGCCTGTTATTGCTATTGGATGACTTGAAAACATATCTCCAGAAATTAGCGCCCGCATAATATCCATTTCCAATTTCGAAGTCTGTTCCATCCTCAATACAATATCGAAAATAATCACCAGTAACCATTCCAGAGTCTGATAAAAGCTGAAAACCTGAAACGGCAGTACCAGTTGTAGAAAAAAATTGAGCATCTCCAGTTGCCGTAAGCGTCTGTTTGATTCTTACTGGATACTCTAAATTGGACATTGTTACCTACACACAGATATAAACTTTAAGCGATTCTAATTATCGCATTCGTTGCATCAGCCGTTGGGAAAACAACTTGAAAGTCACCAGATGTAGAAGACTTATCAGATCCAAAGTCTAGAACAACCACTGTGTTTGTTGTGCCAGATCCACCACCTGCTTGTGTATTATAAATCAACGCACCACGCGCAGTAATTGTGGCAGACGTAAAAGTTAAATCCGCAAAGTCGGTAAAAGCAGTGGTTCCTGATGTTGTCGGTGTTACGTTTGTAAGACTACCACCACCCGCAGAATACGAACCAGACGCTGAGACTTCGTTTGAAGTCGTATACGCTGTCGTTGCTGCTGTGAACGAAGCACTGTTAGTGTACAAAGCAAGTTTGTAAACGTCTTGCCCATTAGTAAAATCGTGCTTTGCCTCCAAAAGTTCTTTTTTGAAAGAAGTGCACATTGCGTTTCCAGTAAAGGCCATATCAAA